AAGGGGGCTTATGCCCCCTTGCTCCTTGCGACCTCTCGCATTAAATCACTAGCCTTATCTAGCCATATTCTTTTAAGCCATATGTCATCAGACCTTGTAGCTTGTGCCTTCATTTTATCAGCTCGTTCTTGTAGCTGTTCTTCAGTATAATAAATTCCATTATATAATTTAATCATCTTTATTCTCCAGGTAAAGGTGCAGCTCAAAAGCTGCACCAATTAGATTAATCTAATAGTATCATGTATGCTTTAGGATTAAATTTCATAAACCATTCAATCCCTCGCATCATCTCATCACTTTTATGTCCAACCTCACAACCTAGAATAGTATCATAAATTGATAATTCCAGGGCATTAAGTTTAACACTATCACCACCAAATCTATTCTGTACTGTTGCACCTTCTGAATAAATTTGAATAGCCCCCTTAAAAGGGGGCTTGTTTTTTTCTAGTTTAATACGCATCTGCATACCTCAACTTTTCTTCTTCAAGCTTTTCATATAACCACTCATCTGCTACAAATTCTGCTTGACTAGAATTTCTTACAGTAAAATCTGTAAAACAATCTACATTTTTACCATCATTGAAAACATTGAAAGTTCCAAAACCATTCCAAATAATTTCAATATTGTCTTCGTATTTAAATATTACATCCATTCAATACCCCCAATTTTAAGACTTGTTAAAGTCTCTAGATTAACAGAACGCCAAACTTTTTTTGGATTGTTCTTATTCTTTTTTAATAGATTAATATCTATTGTTTCCAATAGATGATCTCTATTACCTTTTAATTCCCCACCATTGAAAAACTTTTCATTAGTAGGCAATTTGCCAAGTATAGTTCTAGGTTTACCATCTGCTTTAATCCAAGTCGCAGAAAACAAACTCGCTCCTATACTTTGCTTAACCAGTTTTTTTATAAACATATTCAAACCCTTTTGTTTTAATGTTTATATTAATATAAGAATTAATGGGATTAAATCAATAGCTAAATGATTTTTTTTTCTGCATATTTGCAGTTTTTTTTCGTCCATTCGTTCTTATCGTTAGGGGTCTCATGCGCCTGAATTTGCCATTAGCAAAAATCAAAAAGGGGGGAACCCCTAAAAAGACCGTAGGACTATATAGTTCTAGTATATATATACTATTTTACTCATACAGACTTTGTGGTATAAACATCGGATGGCTGACCTTAATACCTTTAAGAGGCTAACTAATTTTGATAATTTAAGTCCGAGTGAATTAGACACCTTACAAAAAAAGTTACTACTCAGAAAAAAAACATTTGATCTTAAAAATCTTGCCAAAGAAAATTATTTAAAATTTGTCAAACAAGTCTGGCCAGACTTTGTAGAGGGACCCCACCACATACAAATTGCAGAAAAGTTTCAAGCCTTGGCGGAGGGGAAGATAAAACGACTAATTGTAAACATGCCACCCAGACATACAAAATCAGAATTTGCATCATTCCTATTTCCCGCATGGATGATGGGCCGTGATCCAAAACTCAAGATTATACAAACCACTCACACCGCCGAACTCTCCTATCGTTTCGGTCGTAAGGTTCGTAACTTAATGGAGGAACCTTCTTTCCAAGATATTTTTGATGAAATAAAATTATCGCAAGATTCTAAAGCTGCAGGAAGATGGGAAACAAACAAGGGGGGAGAGTATTTCGCTGCAGGAGTTGGTGGAGCCATCACAGGTAGGGGTGCCGATTTATTAATTATTGATGATCCACATTCCGAGCAAGACGCCTTAAGTGAAACGGCGATGGAGTCAGCGTATGAATGGTACACCTCTGGACCAAGACAGCGTCTTCAGCCGGGAGGCAAGATCGTTATTGTCATGACACGTTGGTCAACAAAAGATTTAACGGGGGAGTTAATGAAAGCACAATCCGATATTAAAGCAGATCAGTGGGACGTGATTGAGTTTCCTGCTATCTTGCCAACAGAGAAACCTGTCTGGCCACAGTATTGGAAGTTAGAAGAGTTGGAGTCGGTTAAAGCATCGTTGTCCGTGGCTAAATGGAATGCACAGTGGCAGCAGAATCCAACATCGGAAGAAGGTTCCATTATCAAGCGAGAGTACTGGAAGGTTTGGGATAAGCCCAAGCTCCCTAAATTACAACATGTGATTCAATCATATGACACGGCCTTCAGTAAAAAAGAAACCGCAGACTTCTCGGCTATTACAACGTGGGGGGTATTCCTTCATGAAGAGATTACACCGAATATAATTTTGCTAGACGTGGAGAAAGGACGGTGGGACTTCCCGCAGTTAAAAACAAAAGCGCTCGAACAGTACCACTACTGGGAACCAGAAACAATTATCATTGAGCAGAAAGCAAGTGGAACGCCCTTGACGCAAGAACTACGGCGCTTCGGTATTCCTGTTGTTAACTTCACGCCAAGTCGTGGTAATGATAAACATGTGAGAGTAAACTCGGTATCTACACTGTTTGAAGCAGGACAGGTATGGTGCACCGAAGATCATTGGGCGCAAGAATTAGTTGAAGAATGCGCCGCTTTCCCTTATGGTGATAACGACGATTTAGTAGATAGCATGACACAAGCGCTAATGCGATATCGTCAAGTTGGATTAGCCGTGCATCCAGAAGATTATGAGGATCCTCCATATGCACCGCCATCTAGTTTATTGGAGTATTATTAAATGAGCTTTACTTATAAACCAGGGTTCACGGTCCAAGGACCTAAGAAGAAGAAAAAGAAAAAAGAAAAAGCTCCTCCTTCTTTTATGAATCCTAAAGCAGCGTATTATAAATTCGTGCAACCCACAGGATTTAATGCTATGATGAAGAAAAAGAAGAAGAAACAATTACAAGCGTAAGGATTACTATGGGCAACATGACAGCACAGGAATGGAAAGAGTGGTTAGAAAATACTACTGATAAACAAATAAATGATAGTATATCAAGAATTGCTGAAAAGGAATTTGACCAAGAAAATCCTGAACTAAGTACTAGCAGCGGAACAAAAAAAATTTCTGACAATGACAAGGCTTTATTAAAAGCGGAGAAACAAAGAAGAATACGATCTAAAAACAAAGCAAACCCCATGGGTAAAAAAGATGGTGGCTTTGCTAAAGGTTCAGCAGAAGGATCTACTATTCAAATGAAACCAATGAGAATGAAATCAGGTGGCCTAGCGAAACGTGGCTATGGGAAGGCAAAAAGATAATGGCAGTAGAAAGACCAGCAGGATACGATCCAGCACCATCAGATCCGATGAGTGCAGCACCCGTTGCTGAAGAACAAATAGAAGTAGCTGAAGAAATGATTGAAAACCCAGATGGGTCAGTGACCTTTGGGGAAGAAGCAATGGTACAAGAGGAGATTCCTTTTGGTGCAAACTTAGCAGAAGTATTAGAAGATGATATCTTAAATGAAATTTCAGAAGAACTACGTGGACAGATTGAAGATGATAAAGCATCGAGAGACGAGTGGTATTATTCGTATACACATGGATTAGACTTACTAGGATTTAAACACCAAGAAAGATCACAGCCGTTTCAAGGAGCAAGCTCCGTGACACATCCATTACTATCCGAGAGTGTTACTGCTTTTCAATCACAAGCGTATAAAGAATTACTACCATCAGGGGGTCCTGTAAAATGTAACGTTGTTGGTGAACAAAACGCCGATACCGAAGCACAAGCACAGCGTGTTCGTGAATACATGAATTACTTAATCTTAGATGAGATGGAAGAGTATGATGCTGACATGGATCAGCTATTATTTTTCTTACCTCTGGCAGGTTCCGCTTTTAAAAAGATTTACTATGATGCGGCTCTAGGAAGACCTGTATCAAAATTTGTTCCAAGTGAAGATTTAATTGTGCCGTATCTATCAAGTGACTTAGCGTCTTCAGAAAGAGTTACACATATTGTGAAGATGACACGTAACGAAATTAAAAAAGCACAAGTCATGGGTTTATACAAAGATGTAAAATTACAAGAACCCACAATGGAAGAAACACAAGTACAAGAAAAATATAATCAGTTAGAAGGTGTAAGTTCGGTTAACTACGATGAAATGTATCAACTGTTTGAAGTGCATTGCGATTTGGACATAGAAGGTTTCGAAGATCAAGACGAGCAAACAGGAGAACCTACAGGTATAAAGATTCCTTATGTGGTTACTATTGATGAGGGAACAGGAAACATTCTCTCCATCTACCGCAACTACCGAGAAGATGATTCTCTTCGGAAAAAAATACCATACTTCGTTCAATATAAATTTTTACCAGGCCTTGGTTTTTATGGTTTTGGTCTTATTCATATGTTGGGGGGTTTGTCCAGGACTGCTACGTCAGCACTCCGTCAACTCATTGATGCGGGAACATTATCTAATTTACCAGCAGGATTTAAAGCAAGAGGAATTAGAATTGCCGATGATGATAGTCCATTACAACCGGGAGAGTTCAGAGACATAGACGCACCAAGTGGTGATCTTCGTCAAGGTCTCATGCCACTTCCGTATAAAGGACCAGATCAAACTTTATTTTCACTATTAGGTTTTGTTGTTGATGCAGGAAAAAGATTTGCTGCAGTTGCTGATCAAAAATTAGGAGAAGGTTCACAAGCTAATCCTGTTGGCACAACTATGGCTCTACTCGAGCAAGGAACAAAAGTCATGAGTGCTATTCATAAAAGATTGCACCATGCACAGAAAAAAGAATTTAGAATTTTAGCAAGAATCATCACTGATTACTTACCACCTGAATATCCATATGCCGTGGTGGGTGGAAATCAAATGATCAAGCAAACAGATTTCGATAATCGTGTTGATATTATTCCTGTATCGGACCCTAATATCTTTTCTATGTCACAGCGTATTACACTAGCGCAGACACAGTTACAATTAGCACAAGCGAACCCCCAAATTCACAACCAATATGAGGCCTATAGACGTATGTATCAGGCAATGGGGGTACAAAATATCGATGCAATTTTACCACCTCCTCCAAAACCTATGCCAATGGATGCAGCAATGGAGAATTCACAGATGTTATTGCAAAAACCAGCGGTTGCGTTTCCACAACAGGATCATATTGCACATATAGACACGCATCGTGCCTTTATGTCGACGTATTTGGTAAAGAATTCACCTCCTGTACTGTCGTTAATCCAAGCACATATCTCTAATCACATCAGTGAACAAGCAAAAGAAGAGGTAATGATGGAAAATCAAGAGCAAATTCAGCAAGTTACTGCACAATATGGGGGTCAACTACCGCCAGAGCTACAACAACAGTTTGAAATAGAGACAGCAAAGCAAGTTTCTATAAAAATTAAAGAGTTAACAGAGGCTATGGTAGCAGAAGAGCAAGAATATCTAGAAGGAATGCAAAAAGATCCACTTGTTACACTAAAACAAGAAGAATTAGGACTACGTGCAGAGGAACTAGAGCTACGTGCACAGAAAGATGGCGAAAGATTGGCACTTGATGAGCAACGAGCAGAGATTGACGCTGTACAAGAGCAAGAAAAGATAGACAACGCAGATCGTCACGCTACAATTAGAGAATCAATTCAATTAACAAAGGTAATGGAGCCTTCTAAGCTAAGAAACAAACTTTAATATGGACACTTTATCTCCTGCAGAAAAAAAATTACAAAGTTACTTTGATCAAATACTTGCTTATGTAGAAAATACTTCCAAAAGTGAGGAAGATAGTATACTTTTAGCGGGTGCTATGATGAGTGTTGCACGTATTCTTTACTTTGATAATTTAGTAAAGAAAGATGCAGGTTCTATCATGGAACATAACACAATTGATTTTATTGAATTGATAAAACCAACAATACACTAGGAGATAACATGGCATTAAACAACCCAAAACCAAAATTTATAAATGGTGGTCTATACCCCAATGCTAAAATGACAGTTTCAACAGATATGAATCCTTATGCGGGACCACATGTAAATCAAACTGCAATAGCTGATGTTTATAGTGCTACTATGGAAGGACCTAAAGTAAAACAAAACTTAGGCGCTGGACCAAAAGGACAACGAAGTAAAGCACAGATTAAAAAGGTAGCATTCAAAGGCTTAAAATAGTATAATTCGCTACTTTAACAAAGGAGGTTCTATGAACTTACTAAAAGATCTATGGTCACACATTAAAGAGTGGTCAGATTGGAAAATGAAGGACTGGATTAAGGCCGCTATTGTAGCCATTATTGTTATTTGGGTCATCAGTTGGATGACAGGCGGAGCAGCTTAGACAAATGGTCTGGCAGCTTTTAGCAAAACCCTTACTCGGCGTTGCCGCTGATGGAATCCGCGGCTTCGTCGAGACCAAAAAGGCAAAAGCAGAATTAAAACTTACGGAAGTAAAAGCAGCAACCAAACTTAAAGAAGATCAAATCGCTGGCAAAGTGGCTTGGGAACAAAGTGCTGTAGAACAAATGAAAGGGAGCTGGAAAGACGAAGTAATTTTAATTTGTTTACTTGCTCCAGCAACATTAGTTTTTATTCCAGGAATGACACCACATATAAAAGCTGGCTTTGAAGCCTTGCAGTCGCTTCCTGAATATTATAAACATTTGTTATATTTATGTTGCGCGGCGAGCTTTGGCATCAAGGGAGCTAAAGGTGCAATGGGACTTTTAAAAAAGAAATAGCAATGAAAAAGGGTTCAAAGAAAAAAATTAAAAAAGTAATTAAAGGTTTGAAAAAAGCATCTAATACACATGCTAAACAAGCAAGAACATTACAAAAAGTTATAGGGAAAAAGAGATAATTATGACAAAATCAATACCATCAAATAAAAAAGGATTTAATAAACTACCTGAAGCAATTCAAGAAAAAATAGATCCTGCTCTAGCCTCTGAATATAAAAAAGGTGGAAGAGTAAAAAAGAAAAAACTTGATATTAAAAAAGCTATTAAGAAACCCGGTTCATTGCGTAAGTCTTTAGGCGTGAAAAAAGGAAAAAAAATTCCTTTGAAAAAACTAAACAAAGCTGCGAAAGCACCGGGAAAATTAGGACAACGAGCAAGGTTTGCTAAAACATTATCTAGACTGAGAAAAAAATAATGGGCAAATTATGTGCTAAAGGCAAAGCTGCCGCAAAAAGAAAATTTAAAGTTTATCCGTCCGCTTACGCTAACATGTATGCAAGTTCAATTTGCTCTGGCAAAACAGTTGAGGGTGGAAAGAAAAAGAAAAAAGCTAATGGAGGAGTTATAAATAAAATTTCTCAACAACGAAAAAAAATTTCTAGCTTTAATCAAGGTGGTATAGCCAAAGGTTGTGGTGGAATAATGGAAGATAGACGTAAAGTAACCACTGTTACATAATGGCTAAAAAAGGATTAAGAGCTTGGGTTAAGGAAAAGTGGGTCGATATAGGTGCTCCTAAAAAAGATGGTAAGTATCAACCATGCGGTAGAAAAAAAGGAAGTAAGCGAGCTTATCCAAAATGTGTACCAATTGCAAAAGCAAGATCAATGAGTTCCTCTCAAAAAAAATCAGCAGTATCTAGGAAAAGAGCTGCAGGCAATCTAGGAGGTAAACCAACTAATGTAAAAACAATAGTGAAGAAATTTAATGGAGGATACATAACAGTTAATCCAAGAGGCTTTGGTAGAATGCTACCAAACAAAAGACCAACAACAAGGGTATTTACATGAACATGGAAAGATTACTACAATCCGTTAAAGATCATGAAGGATACAGAAACAAGGTATACTTAGATACCCTAAACAAAAGAACTGTGGGCGTAGGCCATCTATGTGTTGAAGATTTTTGGGAAGACGATAAAGAATATGAAGAAAATTTTTTAATGACTATATTAGAAAAGGATTTAGAAACAGCTATTAAAGGATCTAAAGAACTTATGGAAGAGCATGAATGTTCCGACATAGATGATTTGGCTAAAGAAATTATAGTTGAAATGATTTTTCAATTGGGCAAGACAGGTGTCTCTAAGTTCCGCAACATGTGGAAAGCTTTATCAGAACTCAATTATATAGGGGCGAGTTTCGAAATGCTCGATAGTCGCTGGGCTAAACAGACACCCAACAGAGCTAGCGGCATGGCAGACTTAATGAAGGGAATAGGTTAGTGGATATAGTAAGAGTTGTAGATTATCTTAAAAAAATATTAAAAACTAGACAAGACCAAGTAAATCAAGTTATAACATCGGATGTAAAAACTTTAGAAGAATATAAGTATCTTCTAGGGAAATTACATGCTTATAAAGAAACTATACAGGAACTCACGGACCTGCTAAAAAAACAGGAGCGCTATGAAGACGAAGCCGACGATTTTAATACCAGAAAATAATATCATTGATATTAACGAAAAACCCTACAAAACAAAAAAAGAAATAGGAAAAGTTCCAGAACCTACAGGGTATAGGATTGTTTTATTTCCTTTATTGTTAGAGAAAAAAACTAAAGCAGGCCTACATCTTACAGATGAAACTGTAGCTGAAGCACAAGTAGCTACAAATGTTTGCCGTGTGTTAAAGATAGGACCTGATGCTTATAAAGATGAAGAAAAATTTCCCAATGGTCCTTGGTGCAAGGCTACTGATTGGGTACTTATTACTAAATATGCAGGATCAAGAATTCGTATTGATGGTGGTGAGCTTCGAATAGTGAATGATGATGAAATACTGGCAGTCATTGATCATCCAAAAGACATACTGCCAGCAAGTTTATTTTAGGAGAATATTATGGCTGAAGAAAAAATGGTTCCTTTAGACACAAGTGGAAATAGTGTTGAAGTAACATTAAAAGAAGAAGACACGCAAGATGAACTTCCTGTAGAAGAAAGCAACATAAGAGAAATAGTTGAAGATGAAGCTCCAGAAACTCAAGAAGCTAGTGAAGAACCTCCTCAAGAAGAAGAAGAAGAAGAAAAAGCTGATCCCTATAAAACAGATGATCTGAAAGACTATAGTAAAGGGGTTAAAAAAAGAATTAACAATCTCGTTGGACGTATGCGAGAGATGGAAAGACTTTATGAAGCTACACAAAAAGAAAACGAAGATCTCAAAAAGAAATATACTAATGTAGGTAAAGGCTACGTCAATGAGTATGAAGGAAGAGTAACTAGTGCTGCTGAAGCAGCAAAAGCTAATCTTAAAAAAGCTATTGAAGACAATGATACTGAAGGACAAGTAGCTGCTCAAGAACAATTGGCTCAAGCTAAAGCTGATGCTGCTAGACTTTCAACAATGAAAGCAGCCCAACAAAATGATGAGAAAACTTATGCTCCTCCTACTCAACAGCAACAACAGCAACAACAACAGTACGAAGCTCCAGCTCAAATTGACACTCGAGCAGAAGAATGGGCGTCAGAAAATGAATGGTTTGGATCAAATGAAGTGATGACAGGTGCAGCCATGGCGCTACATAATCGCCTTGTAACGCAAGAAGGGTTTGACCCAACGAGCGATGAGTACTATAATGAAATTAATTCTCGTATGAGAACAGAGTTTCCTCAAAAGTTTTCCAATGGTAAAGCTCCAGAGGAGAAGAAAACCGAAACGAAACAGCCCGTTCAGACTGTAGCGTCGGCCGTACGAAAGACTAAATCTGGGCGCCGAGTCGTGAAGCTCACACCTTCACAAATAGCGATAGCTAAAAGGCTTAATGTGCCACTCGAAGAATATGCTAAATACGTGAAGGAGTAGCAAAATATGAGTACAGAAAATAAAAATAAGACCTCACGCAAGACTGAAACCCGTGAATTAAAAACTCGTAAAAGAGGTTGGGTTCCACCGTCTAATTTAGATGCCCCTGAACCACCCGAAGGTTATCACCATCGGTGGGTTAGATTTGAATATAGAGGTACGCAAGATGATAAAAACGTAGTTGCTAGAATCAGATCGGGATATGAACCTGTGAGAGCAGATGAATATCCAGACAGGATAGATTTACCTCATTTAAATGAGGGAAAATTTAAAGGTACTATTGCGGTAGGTGGATTAATGTTAATGAGATGTCCGATTGAGGTCAAAGAAGATAGAGATGAATATTTCGCTAACTTGACTAAAGATCAGCAACAATCTGTTGACAACGATCTTATGAAGGAGGAGCACCCTTCCATGCCAATCTCAAAAGAAAGGCAATCCCGGGTAGAATTTGGTGGACGCAAAAAATCTTAATGGTTAAGATTCTATGTCTCTACCTCAATGTCTAAAGGAGACATATTATGGCTAATATAGATGCAGCTTTTGGTCTTCGTCCTTACGAAAGATCAGGCTCAAATTATAATAACCAAGGCGTTAATGCGTATCCTATTAATTTTGAAGGCTCAAGTGGTGGAACAACAAGTT